TGGCTTCTAGAACCCAGGACTTTGATCTAGCCCAACACCTGCCCGCAGGTCCAAAAACACAGCTGGACCGCATGATCACCAAACTGGTTACACCACACGAGTGGGCGATCCGTAACGACCAGTTGAGTTCTGACGATTTCCACCCCAGCCCCAAGGGCTATTTGGAATGGACACGTCGGGTCTTGTTGCCCTATTTAAAGACACAGATCGATTGACCATTAAGCAAGTTTCTGCTATAATTGTAGTATGAAATATGTTCTTATAGATACGGCTAATATGTTCTTTCGTGCTAGACACGGTGCTTTTCGTGCCGCTGACACGTGGGAGAAAATTGGATTTGCCCTCCATGTGACCCTGATGAGTGCCAACAAGGTAGCCAGACGTTTTGATGCTGACCATGTGGTATTTGCCTTAGAAGGGCGAAGCTGGCGCAAGGACATGTATAAACCCTACAAAAATAACCGTGCAGTGGCCCGTGCTGCCCTGACCGAAGAACAGGCTGAAGAAGACAAGATGTTCTGGGAAACTTATGACAACTTGACTAAATACTTGAGCGATAGGACCAATTGCTCAGTCATTAGATGTCCTACCGCAGAAGGCGACGATATTATTGCTCGCTGGATCGCACTACACCCCCAAGACGAACATGTTATTATCAGCAGTGATACTGATTTTGTTCAGCTAGTAGCACAAAACGTCAAACAGTATAACGGCATTACCGATGAATTAATCACCCTAGAAGGAATCTTTGATGCTAAAGGAAAAGCAGTCATCGATAAGAAAACTAAAGAAGCTAAAACAATCCCTGACCCAAGCTGGCTACTGTTCGAAAAGTGTATGCGCGGCGATTCGTCTGACAATGTGTTCTCGGCCTACCCGGGAGTGCGCACCAAGGGCACTAAGAACAAGGTTGGCCTACAGGAAGCATTTGAGGATCGAGCCAAGCAGGGTTACAACTGGAACAATTTGATGCTACAACGCTGGACCGATCCTGACGGTGTAGAGCATAGAGTATTAGATGATTACGAACGCAACAGAACCTTGATAGACCTAACAGCACAACCCGATGACATCAAAGCCGTGATAGATGCGGCCATACGTGAGCAGGTCAGTCACAAGGACATTGGTCAGGTTGGTGTGCGTTTCATGCAGTTTTGTGGCAAGTATGAATTAAACAAGTGTAGTGAAAGTGCCGACTCGTTTGGTCGTTGGATGAATGCTACCTATCAAGGGGTGTTATGCTAAAGGTCGGCGATGTTGTATTGTTTTGCGTGATGATTGTTCTTGCTTTGGCCATTGCAATCTGGGCTGGAGTAAGAGACAGTCATATGCGTGAAGCAAAGATAGACTGCCGTATTTTAATCGGCAGTTGGCACCCCGATGTGCCAAGAGAAGCAATAGAAGCATGTAGAAAAAGGAGCGTCAAATGACCCTAATAGCAAAACCCGTGATCGACAAACAGTTTTGGATCTTGCAAAAAGACAACCAGAAGGTCGGCAACATTGAAGCCTGTGCCGGTGGTTACCAAGTCAAGATCAACAATCAGATCACACAATTCAAAACAATCCGTATGGCAGCTAGAACTGTAAACATCGAGTTCGAACCAGCGGCCAAACCAGTCAAGACCAAGACCACTGTGGATCATGTGCATGGCTATCCGGTAGCAGGACGTGTGTATGGACCCATGTGGGACGTGCAACAACAACTGCCAGTCTATACCAAGACAGCCAAGAGCAAATCCTGGTTCGCCGGTGGTTGGTATAATGTGCGTCGTGGTCGTAACTGGAAAACTGTGTTGGCTCCCAAGTTGATTGTGCTACAACGATATCCTTATCAAGGTCCATTCTATTCGGAACAGGAAGCACATGACTGTCCATCTAACTAAGTTTGTAGATCGTGTGCGTGGCCACGAAAGCCGTGGTGCCCGAGACTTTGTGATGAGCATGAACGATGCCAAGGATCTACACGCTGACATCACAAGACTGCTGGCAGAACTGCAAGATCTACGTGAACAAACCAAAACTTCAGCTCAAGAACAAGTGATCACTGTAAAAATGGACGGTGGCTCATTCTAAAACTACCTATATTTCTAGATAAATAAAATATAGGAGTTTAATGATATGAGTCGTCCAAAACCCAACGTATTGATCGAACACACCAACAAGGCCACCTACAAGACCGAACAGGTTTTAGCATCCGAAGGTGTATGGGCTGTGTTCTATGATACCAAACCCATCAATCTCAAGACATCAAACCTGTTGGTGCAGTATCCTGGCCCCAAGTATAAAAAGGTTTCATTCTCCAACCCCGGCCATGCCAAGAACCTGGCCAAGAAACTCAACGCACAGTTCAAGACCGACAAGTTCACAGTGGTCTTGTTGAATGTCGGCAGTCAAGTGTATCCTTGATGTGCGCGATAAACGTCGACTGACCGAAGACCTAATTCAGCTCCTGCCTGATGAACAACGCATCAGTGTGGCCAGTGCCATACCCAGCTGGTGGTATAACATACGCCGCAATGGTGGCATGCGCTTGACTGCTCTAGGTTACCAGACCTTTGTTGAAGAACTGGAACTGGAACACTATGCTTACTCCATAGACGATCCCTTGTTGTTCAATCAGCAGACCATATTGAAACTGGATCGCAAGATGCAGATGCCCTACTTTATCGAAGCCAAAAAAGGCATACCCAAACGAATTGTGTTCTTTGGCAGCAAGGAAGCGGTCATGGTCAATCTGTATGGCAACCTACAACAGTTTCTTGACAACTATGAACCTTAGTGTTATAATACTAGCAAGGGCCTTTAGCTCATGCTTGGTTAGAGCAATCGACTCATAATCGATTGGTGCCGTGTTCGACTCACGGAAGGCCCACCACTTTATAAATATCCCCATGCCCAATAACTTTTGCCGATTCCTTACCAACCAAGTGCGCATTGAATACGGCTACATGAAACCCTGTTGCTGGTTCAGAGATTCAGACAAGGTGCCGATCGACAACGAAGCTCATGTAAAATTCTTTCGTGATCGATTGTCGGCCATTGCGTCATTTGAGGATGCCGACGGTGCCTGTGATGAGTGTGCCAACAGAGAAAAGGCCGGAAGTTTTTCGCCACGACTTGAATCATTGAGCTTGCCAGAATTTGCAGATGACCAGGGCACCGATGTGACCAAGTTGGAAATACAGATTGACCGTGATTGCAATGGTGCCTGTTTGATATGTGGTCCATGGAACAGTAGCACCTGGGAAAAATACAAGGCCAAGACCGAGGCAAAAATCAACGGAACTCCTATTCAAGAAGTCACCGACACCTATTCAGCCACACAAGAACAAATTAAAAAATTACGACGTATCATTTCGTTGGATCAGGCTCGCAGTGTGTTGTTCCTGGGTGGAGAACCCTTGAGAAACGATCATCACATGACTCTGCTGAAGGATGTGGCTCACCCAGAACTTATGGTGCTAAACTACACTACCAATGGCAGTTGCCGTCCCGACCCAGAGCTATTGGAGTTTTGGAAACAGTTCAAGAAGGTCACAATAACATTCAGCATCGACGGAGTAGGTGAGCATTTTGACTACTTGAGATGGCCCTTGCAGTGGCATCAAGTTGAATCCAACATACGATATCTGTTTGAATACAATCAAGCCAATGTGACCATAGTGCGTGCCAGCTATACTACTACTCCTTTAAGTCTGTATTATCATGACCGCTATCAGGCAGCATTTGAACAGTTTGCTGAATCGGTCGGACATGTGGATCGACGGGTAAATCCCTGGTTTGAACGGCCCTGGCAACCCAGAGGCAAAACACCCATGGCTTTGAGTGCTGTGCCACCAGCCCTGGCCGAATTGATCCGTGAACGCTACGGACCCGATCACAGCATAACCAAACTGCTGGAACCGTTTGATCCAGCCAAACATGAAGAATTCAAACGCTATATAGCCTGGCACGACAGTCATAGAAACACCAGCTGGCAAGAGACATTCCCTGAAATGATACCGTTCTACAGTTGATAAAAATTGACAGCCTGTGCCTAAACTGTTATAATTAAGTGTATTAAACGTTTCGTATTTCGATAAAAATACGTGGTGGGTCGGAAAAAGAACAGCATCAAATAGGGAGTTTTACCTACTCTAAATAAATAATAGGTAATTACAAAAAAGGAATTATTATGGCATTCACAGCAATAGTGGCTTTTGGAAGAGCATTAACAGATTCCGAAAAAACTAACACATTTAACTATCTCAAAGATCAGATGGCCAATGGCAATACTGATGGTCTCAGCTATGGTGTAACCAAGACTGGGTTGGAGCATGGTTTGGTATATGGTGACTTGAGAGCACGCAACTGGCAAACGCAAGATCAAGCCAATGCATGGGTGGCTTTCTGCAACACCTTCAATCCAGCACCAACCTGGGCACAAGTTATTATTCCAGGCGAGCCATTCATCATTGAAGTTGGTTCACCACCAGCCTAATTGGCAATAAAAGAATTGTTGTAATTCCTCCGTAAGGAAGGCATTGTGGACGTGGGTGCAATTCCCACCATCTCCACCAAAGTGTATTGTGTAGTATATTTTGGTGGGGATGACTAGTTTCGACATGGTGAGCTACTGAAAGAGGCAACACGGGAATGTGAAACCCGTTAGGACTGGGGATACTCGGTCGTAGAAACAAAAACGTAAAAGCAAACGACGAACAGTTCGCATTGGCCGCTTAGGCAGCCTAGGGTAGGAAATACCTCGTAACAGAAAAGACCAAAACCCGCTTCGGCGGGTTTTTTGTGCTAAATAAATCTAGCAACGCCAACACTCAGTTGACGTCGGCCAAGTCCTGGACCTTCTTAATTGCGGGCCCTGCCGTGTGTGAATTCTTCACTAGCTTAAAACAAACCAGACCACTTAACGGGATGGCATTTTGAGCCTCTTAAAAAATTCACGGCCACAATACCACCCACTAAGTATTTTCAGCAGTAAATCATTCTCTTATAAGGAAATTAATCAAATGAAAAAAATCTTGTTAGCTTTAGGCTTGACCACGATGTTTGGTTTGGCACAGGCGCAAAGCAGCGTTACTCTGTATGGTATTTTGGATCAGAGTTATTATGCTGACAGTAGCTCCAGCAGTGCTGTTAGAACACAGAATGGCATGAGCTCGCAGACAGCCAGCACTAGCCGTTTTGGACTCAAAGGTTCCGAAGATTTGGGCAGTGGCAACAAGGCCAACTTTGTGTTGGAATCACAACTCAACATGTCCAATGGTGCTGTAGGATCTTCTACATCAGGTGCCGCACAGAGCACTTCTGCTACCAGCGAAGCATTCAACCGTCAGGCCAACTTGTCGTTGAGCAATGCCGAAACCGGTGAGTTGAAATTGGGTCGTCAATATGCTCTAACTTGGGAAAGTGCAATCAACGCTGACGCAATTGGAATTAATTCCTTGGGTCTTGCAAACTATTTCTCCAATGCTAGTCAGTTGTATGGCACCAATGCCATCACTGGTCAAAATGCCAGCACCTACATTGCCAATGCAGCCGCAGGTGGCACAACACCAACCTTGTATGTAAATGGTATTTCATACACTACTCCCAGCTATGCCGGTGTAACAGCAAAACTGTTTACCAGTCCTGGTTCAGGTAGCACTACCACACAAAACACCGCAGGCATGCGTTCAGGCAGTTTGAATTATGCTGGCACAGGCGTGGTATCAGGCCTCAATGCTGTGTTTGCATATGATGTTATTGACAGCACCACTGGCGGTGCCGCTGCGCAGAATCGTTCTGTGCTTGGCGCCAACTACACTTGGAATCGTTTCAAGTTCAGTGCTAGTCGTAGCTACATTCAATACTACACAGGCTTGAATGGTTCCACTGTTTACGGTGACAACACCTTGATCAACAGCTTTGGTGTCAAGTATCAAGTTACTACACCTATCTGGGTTGGTCTAGAATACTCCACAGCCGCTGACAAGAATGTCACAGCCAACAAGAGTGCCACAGTTGGCCTTGCTGCCGGTTACGATCTCAGCAAGCGCACCAATGTGTATGCCTTGATTGGTCAAACCAACAACAGCGGTCAAGCCGCAATGACTCCTTTGTATGGTTCATCTGCTACCGGCAATGCCG